GTCGTCGTCTATGCTGTGTAAACTATCATCTTCATACTTCTCTTCGTTGTGGAAATCCACGACAAACCGTTCCTTCTCTACAACTGGGTGTCTCACTGGTACACCCCTCAAAGCTAATGCGTCCTCATACGTTTTCACTTCTTCCAACCCTGTCAAAGGATCAGAAATTTGAGCGAACACCACATCAACAGACGTACCAGAGGTGGGAACGACAATCGAGGTGAATGTAACATAAGCGCCCTTAGCCGTAACTTGGATAACAGTCATGTAATCTAAAGTGGCTACAGAACCGTTAGATGAAGCTTGCGTCAGAGTATTCTGTTGCCACACTTGGAGCCGCTCACACCCGGAAACACCCACCGTAGAGATGGACGCCCCTGTGGTGACACCATCCCAGGAAACACATAGCAAATAAATACCACTGTCCAATGCTGGGGGAAAATAAAGAGTATCATATCCGCCACCGATAGCCCCAACTGTGACGTCAAGGGTGCCTGTAGGTGTGGTTTGGATTAACCCTAGGACGTCATCACTGTCATACGGCCCATTGGAAATCCACGCTGATGAGGCTGTGGAATAACCGTGAGGCTCAATGATCGGACAGTGTAATTCAACGTGATAAGTCACCCAAAGCTCACCGACAAACTCGTCAGCAGTTGGGCATCCTTCCATAGCTAAAGTTAACCTGCCGATGTCCGTGAAACGTTCTTCCGTCGTGGCACCGGTCCTGATGTACATCTCAGACAATGGGCGATCTTTCGGATCGCACTCCACAAGATGCAATTGGTCCTGGAAAATAGGCCCAGACGTGGTGTACATATACGCTTCCATCTCTCGCCTGTTCACAAACGCTGCAGCATCTGGATCATACTGTGTCGCCATTACGATAACACCCTGGCTCTGACTCGTGGTGACCATACCTCCCGTATGGATATACTCGAAACTCAACCCACGGATGTTATACCGTTGGTAGAGTTGAGACAACCCAGCTAACCATGGGAAAGTAGTCGCTAAACCTGGATTGATGTCATATGTCTGCGTGGTGAAGGCAGTCTCGGTGTAGATATCAGCGATAAACTCTCTATGAGCAACAGAGATTTTCCCATTCCCAAAAGACACGTTCGCCGACAGTAGTGAGTTATTCGCCACTGTGTAAGCGCCCATACCCGATATCTTCGCTATTCCTCCACCGACCAATCCTCCTATCTGGCCACCCAGTGTTCCGCCAAATGTAGACCCAATAGCGGCACCTCCAGCCCGCAACACATTACCAACAGCAGATCTCCAAGTACCTTTCGACTTGGTTTTCTTCTGTTTCTTCTTCTTCTTCGGCTGGTTCTTCTTCTTGCGTAACCCTTTAGCACACACTGTGCCATGATCAAACGCTAATGAATTCCAACGTGAATGTAAAGCAATACCGGCGGAGAGATTGATCGAAGACACCAAAGTGAATATCCTATGTTGCCACAGTGTACTACCATTGGGGTCTTCAGTGAGTGCGAATCGATCGGCTGCGCCCATCAACCCATATTCCTGAGCCATGAACAATTTTGCTCTCTCCTCAACGTACGGGGCGTACGACACCGCATAGGTCCGAGGTGACATGCCATCAGGAATACCCAACTTGTCCTCATCAACCCCTAGATCGACCATCACACCTTCATACATCAATGATCCGCCCAAAAAGCATGGGAAACTATTGATGGAAAGACTTGTTTCGATGAGCTCTTCAATCTCGAGGATGAGTGGAATCGGAATGTTGTAACGTTCCGAAAACTGGACATAAGTCTCCATGGTTGGATACAAAGTGTAGTCTCCGCGTATGCGTCCTTCCCACATGTCACGTCTATCCGTTCTAGCTCTAATCTTCAAATCCTCCGCAGAATCACAAATCGCTCTGGCTATCGAACCAAATATTGGGACATGACCTGCTGAACCAAGTACACCACGAGCTGTACCGTGCAACAATTGTTGCATGATATGGCTAGGATGCTTATGATGGTTCAAACCCAACTTGGACAGTGCACGGAAAGGTAAATTCCCCCAGATCAACTTCTCATGAACTCTCCAGAACAGACCAGAACAAAACGACGTGTCCTCAATTAATTCTCGCTGCACGCATTCAAGTTTCAAACCAATTTGAGCATACCTCAAAGTCACAGCATCAGTCGATATGGCCTTGTTGCTGCCCAACACGTTATCATCACCCAAAACCATCAGATTGAACTGGTCGTTGTAGAGATCAAGCCCTGTAGCCCATGTCACAAAAGCCACATTTAACAAGGAGTTTAATGAGGACGTCCAATAATCACCAGATCTCCTACCACGTTTGGATTTGTAAATCACTGATCGATTGTTGTTACGGCCCCACACATTAGTCCAATTGTCGAAAAGGAACTCAATGTCATCACTCCATCCATGGCACTTGTTCTGCAAAAACCACTTCTCCAACTCCAAAATCTCCTCGCTCAGCGAACCATCCCAATTTGCAACATCCATCTCCAAGATATAAGCATTTTCAGCGATACGCATAGCATATTCTCCGACGTCAGCTGGGTGTGCACCATTGCAATACCACGCTCTAGCGTGGAAATTCAGGTACTTAGCCAAGCCCTTCGACAAAGCTGACATCTGTGGTCCAAATCTCATGATACGAGGAGAACGATTCCAAATCATCCTTGGTTTGTAGTTCTCCGGTGTTTTTCCCAAATATGCTTCACCCTTAACGAATATGGTTGACCAAGCATCCGACTCATCCAAGCGTTCCTCAGCTGCGACGAGAAACTGTTCCGCCTTCTTCTTCGGGTACTTCCTGAACAGGAAATCACGCAACGGTTCTCGATCTGAGATATCAATTGACCAAGTTGAGACCATGGTTTTGAAATGACGCGAGAAATCAGCCATCGCTTTCTTGTCGACCGATAATGGTTGTGACATCCGGATGCGTAAGGCTGCTTCGAGGTTTTTTGCGTCCTTTCCATTTGGGTAAACCATGGGCGCGTACGTGAATGAACCATAATTCTCTATCTCATCATCAACAAGTTCAGATTCAACAGTCATAATAGAAACGCGGGGATCATGCTCCACTTCGCTACTTAAATCTCGATCTTCGGGGAAATTAGTCTTGTGTAGCGCGT